CCTCCACAACATATTCATTATAGCCGTGACACGGAGAATCAATCTTATGTCTCTTCATCGCTTGTTCGGCTAATTTTGTTCTAATTTCACAACCGTAAGTGAATGGAGGTAAAACCTTCTTGGTCTTGAAGGTAAATGTCTGTGGGTATTCGCAAATTGTAATAGTTTTCATTTTAGTTATTTGATTATTGGTTTTCATTATCTTCATATACGCTATAAGTGCAACACACGGATTTTCCTGTTTTAGATTCGTGAATATCCCAAGTTCTAATCATTACTGACCTTGACTCAACCTGAACGTAAATACGTCTCATAGGGTCAGTTTCATAGTCAATTTCTTCAATTTGGTTGATATTCCAACCACATTTTTTAATAGCATTTTCAACCAATTTTTTTGAGAATGAATCCCAATCTTTTGATTGTCTGTCAGTTGTTTTGGATTCTAATAGAAGTATCATTTTTTGTCTGTGTTTGTTTGTGAAATACAAAGATAATAAAAAGATTTTTAATTACAAAAATATTTTAGAAAAAAAAACCCCTATTTTTAGTAGGGGAAAAAGGTGACGATGGCAGTAGCAAAACCTTTTTTTTGGTGTCTTACTTATAAATATTATTCTTCGGTAAACTTATCAGTAATAAACTTATCAATAGCATCTAATCTCTCACCAATCTCTTTGGAGTATCCGTTGATACAATAATCTACGAGAACGTTAGTCACCCCGACGATTTCTTTAAGTTTAAGATTTACCCCAATTTGTTTGGAATAATCAAACACAAACTTTATCTGTGATTGTGTTACAATTTGTCTGTCTTTATCTTGTGCCATATTAGTATCTGTCTGCGAGCATCTCCTCGTATGCTGATTGTGTCTCAAGAAAATTATTCATATACTCTTCTTGGTCTTGTAATTCTTTATTCTTAACCCATTGCTGATATTGGTAATCCATATCACAAGGGAAAATATCCTCTTCAATAATGTCTTCAAGTAATCTCTTTGTCATTCCCATAGTTGTAGTGTTTTTATATATATAAATATACCTATACCTATGTAAATTGTCAATAGGGTAAATAAAAAAAAGTCAAATATTTTTAGTATCTGACTTTTTTAAGAAGGGGGGGATGGTAAAGCATCTACGATAGAAATGGGAAAAACAAACAAGAGAACCTCCCCCCCTAATAACTATTATAACTAATAGTATCTTGGTAATCAATAATTATTCACAATTTAATAAATTACCGAACGGATCCACAGCAACAAAGTTAGGAGTTGGTGTTCCATTATACTCTGTGAATACACTAGTCAAAAGGGTATTACCATTTGATAGTGTCAAAATTGGAGTTGAAAGTGTTGCGTTAAAATCAAAATCAAAACCAGTTCCAGTATTGAATGTAGTATCAAGGGATCCATTGTTATTTATTCTTAAAAATCCTCCAATAGCAACTCCGTTATAAGACACAAAGTTTCCAGCAACAACATATTTACCATTTTTGCTGTTGATGTCAAAAACATAAGGAGATCCAGTTCCACCAGTAAATCCTGAACCGATACTAAAGGTATTATCTAATTTATCACCATCAGTCAATCTCACAATTCTATTACGACTTTGACCGCTATATTGTGTAAATGACCCTCCTGCTATAATTTTTCCATCAGAGTCAATATCAATAGAAAACACATCACTATTAAATCCTGAGTTAAGAAATACAGTATTATCCAAAGAACCATTAGTATTTAATCTACAAATACGACCTAATGCCTGAGTTCCTCCTGATAGAAATGACCCTGCGATAATACTTTTTCCATCGTCTTGGAGTTTTATTTGATAAACAGTATCATTAAATGAAGGACTGAATGAAATATCTAAAGAACCATCAGTATTTAATCTTGCTATTCTAGTTCTTTGAGTTCCACTATAACTATTAAATTCACCACCACATAATATTTTTCCGTCCTCTTGAATCGCAACAGCCCACACAGAAGCAGAAAAACCAGTTCCAATTACAAATGAAGTATCCAAAGAACCATCAGTATTTAATCTTGCGATTCTTCTTCTTGCGACTCCGTTATAAGTCGTAAATGCTCCACCTATTACAATTTTTCCGTCAGGTTGTAATGCCATCGCGTAAATATCACTATTTGTAGCCGTACCAACATCAAATGTAGTATCAACAGACAAATCAGTATTAAATCTCTGTATTCTTGTAATTGATGTATCACCATCATATTCTGTGAAATAACCAGCGACAATCGCTTTTCCATCAGGTTGTTCTATCATTAACTCCGCAGTTCCAAAGTTATCAGTATTGAATGACTTGAGGTCAAAACAACTAACCGAAGGATCGGACACAGCCATAGTCAAACTATCTCCTGATTGAAGAATTGGGGTCTGAACTGAAATTATACCTGAACCGTATGTATCAGTTGAGTATAAAGTATTATTTACGTAGGTGTCTATTTTTGCGTCCCCCTGTTGTAAGAACATCTGTATAGTACCATATTGAGATCCTCTTGTGTTAGTAATCTCTGTATTTGTTCCACTAATCAAATCACCTACAACCAAAGGTAAAGAACCATCAGTTATAGTTAATTCACCAGTCACACTACTCGGCGTGGATAATGTCGTGATTACCGCTGAAGCCGATGTATTTGATATTGAAAAACTCATATTTTTTTATGTTTTTATTTTAATTTATTTATTTAATGTAGGATTCAATTAACTCAATATGACCGTCCATATAAGACACGTCGTGTATCATACCTAACTCTTCATCAATCTCGTCCATAAGGTCATAGAAATCATCAACTAATATCTCGGCTTGGTTGAGTTGTTCCGTTGTCGCCGTCTTATCTTCAAGTACCTTGGCTTCAATCTCAAATACATTATCTGCGATTTGAGCCGCACTCCTAATCATACCAGCAGTTTCATCGTCAGGGTTCATATCCACAAGATGTTGGAATGTCGCCTGTGCTCCAGGACAGATATAGAAATACTTTGTATTATAACCCAACACATTCATCTCACTAAACTCAACTGGTTCAATCAATAAATTATCATCACTCAAAACAATCGGAGTATTTGGAACTACAACCCGAGAAGCACATTCTCTGTAGGCTTGTTTATAGTCGGTGCCAGTCGCTCGTTTTCTTGCGATACATCTACCCAACGCTGAATCAACAGGAATGTCTGTATCCTCAAACTTACCCCACCATCTATAATATTCTGAATAAGCATTAAGACAATACCCCATACGTTCCTTCATCATAGGGTAGGATTCTCTCATCTTGGAATTAGCAGAACATCTTTTTAGATAGACCCCTCTACTTTCTTTACGACGGGGTTGAACGACATATGTATCTTTATCTTCTTCTTTTGACATCTTGAACTTTTCCAACTGACTATAACAGACAGCCAATCGTTGTTCCATACTTGGGAACTCGTCAGCAACTTTTACGGCACATCTTGAAATAAAGTCGTTGTCTGTTTCTTGTTCGTTTTTGATTGGTAAAGGCATTACTTAAAGATTAACTTGTGATTTTAATTTTTTATTTTCAAGGTGCAGTTCGTCAATTTTACCTTCCAATTCCTGAACCTTGATATTCAATAATTCTATTTCTGACCTCAAGTCAGTTATAATTTGGCTATACAACAATATAGATTTTTCCAAGTTTAATAATATCAAATTATCTGTCTCGGCTTTTGTCTTTGTCTTACCAGCAAAATACGAGGCTATACTCGTTATTACATTACTTCCTAAAATTGCTAAAATAGTTTCTATATTCATATCATTATATTTTACCAACCACAACAAGCCCAAGTTGGGTCAGAGTATATTTGACTTGTTAATACCCCTGAACCAGGCCCAACATTTAGATTTTGGTAGCGCGGGCCGTTATTCAAGTGAATACCACTAAAGTAGTTCTTACCTAAATGCGGACGGAGACCATCTGTAGAAGTATATGTGTAAACTAATGGATAATTTGATTGATTAAAAATCAATTCTTCAATCATTCGTCTCTCAAAGAACTGGCTTCTATCATCCGCTCTGGTTTGTAAATATTCCATTTCCTTTATGGTAATACTTTTTTCAGAACCAGCAACAATACCATTATTTTTAATTCTCATAAAAATGGAGGGGAGTGCCTCGGCGTAGGCAGCCCATATTAACATCGGTTGAACGAAGTATTGAAGGAAATTATTATTTATATTAGTTAGAGAACTTGTTGCAACCTCGTTTAGTAATTGAACGTAATACAAACGACCTATAATATATTCAAGTTTCGTCTGCTGAACTACCCCGATAAATGGTAATAACACAGCAGAGGTTACGTTTTGGTCTATATCAGTAAAGTTTTTTAATTTATTCTCTGATACTAATAATATATTTTGAGGTACTAATGCTTGAGACATATTATATTGGGTTAATAGTTTCGTCTTTTACGACATCTACATTTTTATTTACATCTATGGTTGGTGCTGCGTCCTTCATAGTCACCATCTCAAATTGCTTGATTTCCATTTCAGTTGGAATACCACCATCTCTGATTGTTAATAACTTTTGGAATACACCTTTAATCTCGGTTTGTATTGGTTTAACAACAAGATGTTGGAAGTGGTCTTGTGCCTCAAGATGATCAGAAGATCCTAATTTTCCCGGAGTGAGGATGCCCAAAAGTTCGGGGGAGGAGCATTGGTGCGATGAGAGGATTGCCTCTTGAACCATACTATTTAGTTCCATCCATAATTTATCAGACCCGTTATTCTGTATTGGTGTAATTTCAGGTGCTTGTTCCTTACCATCAGCAAATGTTAAGAATAACTTACCACTTACGTTGGAACCAGCATATTTAGCAACCATCGTATTATAGATTTCCTCTCTTTGCTCGGGGTCAGGAACACCATTATTTAATGCCACAAATAAACTCGGTGATAGACCATTAACAATATTGTTAAAGTGCCAGTTGAATATCTCTATCTGTGTTGAAATGGCTGTCGCTCCACCCCAATAACTTGGAGTTGGATAGTAGTTATTTCCCGCAGAGTGAGTTGTATAATAAAATACCTGTGAAGGGTCTTCATTCTGTATATCAAATGCTGGTAATTTACGAGG